ACCAAAGGATAAAAAAGGGTCGCGCAGAGCCCTCTGGATTAAGACGCGCGCATTGACGCCAATGCGCGGAGCGTGGTATAATGAGGCATGAGCACCTTCACGAGATCCGGCCTGACGCGCACCGTGCGGCGCACCATCAATGCTGCGACAGCAGCCGAGATGGTTGGTCTCGTGGCGCCAGGTTGCGAGATCTCGTGGGTGAGCAAGGGCCAAGTCCCGCCGTCTAGGCTGGTGGGTCACTTGGCAGAGCAAGTGGGCCCGGCCGACGTGACGATCAGCACCTGGGGCGCCGCGCCGGAAGACATAGCCTTTCTCCATGAGCTTCTGGTGGCGGGCAAGATCCGCTCCTGCCGGTGGCTCGTGGATACAGGCTACCCGACGCGGGAGCCGGATGAGTGGCGCTGCCTGGTGGAGCGGTTCGGCGGCGAGGCCGTGCGCCGCAGCGCGAATCATTCGAAGTTCGTGCTGCTGCTGAACGAGGCCTGGAATCTGGTCGTGCGGACGAGTCAGAGTCTGGCGATGGTGCACCGACTAGAGTTCTTCGACCTGTCGGATGACGCCACATTGGCCAGATGGTTCGCGGACATGGCGCAGGCGATGTTTGACGCGGGGGCAGAGTCGCCAGAGATTGATACTGCCGACCCGCCGATCCAGTGTGAGATCAGCTTCACCGGCCATGGGCAGGTGCGGCATGGCTAGGAAGCGGACGATAGAAGCATCCGCCGCTGCGGCAGTCGTCGGCCCTGTGGAGCCGGGGTGTGAGATCATCGGCCTGACGGAAGGTCGGTTCTCGATGGTCGAACTGGTGGACTACCTGCTGGATGTCGTCGTCGGGCCTGCCGACGTGACGATCAGCACCTGGACGGTTGGCCGTGCGGACCTGCATCACACGCATGGGATGGCGTGCGACGGAAGAATCCGCTCCTGCCGCTGGCTGGTGGACTTCTCGTTCCCGTCGCGGCAGTGGGGATATTGCAAGGAGTTGCGCGAACGGTTCGGAGGCGAGGCGATCGCGGCGACCGCGTGTCACGCGAAATTCGTCCTGATTCGAAACGAGCGATGGAATCTTGTGGTCCGCAGCTCGGCGAACTACAACCACAACCGCCGACAGGAGACGTTCGAGATCTCCGATGACGCGGAGTTGGCGGACTGGTACGCCAGTATCGTGGAGTCCGTCTTCGTAGAGGTCGGGACAATCGCGGTTGCGGCGCAGTCCCCTACGCTGGCGCAGGACGCAGTGATGGGAGTGTGCGGTGAGTTGAGGGCGGCGAGCGGCCAGATCATCCACGGCGCACAGGGACACGTGCGGCACAGTGCCGATGGACTGCGAGGGCGGGCGCGGTATGGCTGAGCACGTAGCGCCGCCGGCGTGGCTCGCAGGTGCCAGCTTGGAGAAGTGGACGGAACTACAAGCCCTCCGCGAGTGGCGACCCAGCCAACTAGATCATGTGGCGGCCTACTGCGCCGCCTATGGGCGGTGGGTGGATGCGGAGCGATGGCTGGCTGAGCCAGGGAATGGGCCAGTCGTCACCATCGTGGATGCGAAGGGTAACGTGAAGATGCACGCGACGGCGCCACAAGTCCTGGTGGGTGAGCGTGCCGCGAAGGAAATGGCACGGCTGGCGAAGTTGCTGCGGCTGCGGTGAGTCGGCACACAGGAATGGATGATTGCCCTTGCGTGGCCTGCACTTATCTGCGGCGCCCGATTCGCGGTGAGCGCCCAAGGATGACGCTGCGGCTGGAGCATGCCGTGTACGCGTGGGTCCAGGCGCGTGGTGGCGTGGCGTTCGTGCGGGGCTTGGTGGAGCGGGCCTTCGAGGCGCGGGAGGAGATGCATGGCGATGCGGGGCTACTGCCGTCGACTGAAGCTGACGCCGGAGATGATCGCGAGGATCGCTGAAGCCCTGACAGCAGGCTCCACAATCGGTCAGGCGTGCGCCTACGTAGGTATCGACGACTCGACATACTACCAGTGGATCCGCCATGCAGAGAAGCGCGGCGGGATCTACCGTGACCTGCGCGATGCCGTGAAGCAGAGCATCGCGGCCGGTGGGATGGCTGGTCTGAAGGCGATAGCCGACGTAGCGCAGGACAACTGGCAGGCCGCCGCCTGGCAGGTGGAGCGGTCCGAGCGAATTCTGGAGCGCCTCAACGCGGCGCCGGACCGACTGAAGGCACATCAGGAGCGTCGGCAGGAGTGGATGCCGTATGGATTCAGCGGCGACAAGCGCGAACGGACCGCCAAGATCGAGGTCCTCGCGTACATCGAGGAGATGTTCACCGTCGTTACGGCGTGCCGTGCTGCGGGGTTCCCGCGCTACAAGTTCAAGCGGTGGATCGCTGACGACGCGGTCTTCAGGGCGTGCGTCGAGGAGGCGATGCTGGTCTGCATCCAGACGGTCGAGGCCACGATGTTCCGCAGCGCGATGACCACGGACAGCAAGGGGCAGTTGACGGCCTGCTTTGGCATCCTCAACGCGAAGACGAGCGACTACGGGCTGCTCAAGGCACAGTTGTTCGCGCGGCAGAATGCGAAGTTCGTCGATGAGATCGGAACCATTCTTGCCGAGCTGCCTGCTGACACCCGGGAGCGACTTCAGCAGCGGCTTGACCAGCTCCAGCGCCGGGCAGCTCTTCTGCCGTCTGGAGCCAGCCTCAGGTGATGTAGCTGACTGCGGGGAGTTCGCGAGGTACGCCTGCGACGTCGAGGGGTTTGCCCGGGACATCCTGGGCATCGAGTTGTGGGACAGGCAGATCGAGATCGCCAACGCGGTCCGCGATCATCAGCGTGTGGCGGTGGCGAGTTGCTTCGCGGCAGGCAAGACGATGCTGGCTGCCGTGCTGGTTATCTGGTGGATGTGCACGCGGGCGCCGGCGCTGGTCATCACCACGGCGCCGAACGGTCGCTCGGTGCGAGAGCTGCTCTGGGGCGAGATCCAGAAACTGGTTGCCAACGCGAAGCGACCGCTCCCGGGCAAGCTCATGCAGACGAAGTGGCGCATCTCGCCGTCCCGCCGCGCGCTCGGCTTCACGGCACGGCACAAGACGGGCGCCCAGGGCTTTCACGAGACGAACACCTTCGTGATCGAGGACGAGGCGGAGGGGATCGATCAGGCCCTGAGCAGGACGCTTGAGGGTGCGATGGTGTCCCCCGAGTGCCGACGCCTGAAGATCGGAAACCCAGGGCGGCTCGACGGTCCATTCTACGGTTCCTTCGAGGGACCGGGCGCGGCGAGTTGGAAGCAGTTCAACATCAGCGCCTTCGACACGCCGAACGTGAAGGTCGGTAGCGAGGTCATCCCGGGCCTCGTCACGCAGGGCTGGGTCGACGACCAGCGGCGGGACATGGGCGAGGACAGCAATTGGTGGCGCACCAAGGTCCTGGGACTCTTCCCGCGCGACGGCGTCGAGCGCCTGATCCCGATGGAGTGGATCAAAGCCGCTCAGGCGCGGTGGGCGCAGATCCCCGACGGGGACAAGCCCAGAGCCTTGGGGGTGGACATCGGGCGCGGCAAGGACAAGACCGCGCTGGCGAAGCTCATGGGCCGCCGCGTCCACCTCGGGCGCGCCTGGCAGGAGCCCGACACGATGAAGTCCGTCGCGGAGATCCTGCGGGTAGCCGAGGGCGACGGGATGGAGCAGGTCAACATCGACGAGACCGCGGTCGGCGGTGGTGTCGTGGACCGCTGCAAGGAGATCCAGCGGGATGGCAAGCTCAGCAAGAGCATCAAGATCCGCGGATGCAACCTCTCGTGCAACGCGCGCCAGAAGAAGAAGTTCTTCCGCTTGATGGATGAGCTCTGGTGGGCGGTGCGTCAGGCGCTCAACCCCGACCCTATCGTGAATCCTGAGCCCATCGCACTGCCACAGGACGAGGAACTCGCAGTCCAGCTCAACTGCCGGACGTACACAACCGACAGCAAGGGCCGCATCAAGGTCGAGACCAAGAACGAGCTTCGCAAGCGTGGCGTGAAGTCGCCGGACAAGGCCGACGCCGTCGCGCTCTGTTTACTGAAGCCGAAGGAGTTGGCCGTGGCGTGAGCCGGGCCAGTAGTAGGAGAGCCGATGCTTCGTTCCGCTAGGCGAATGATCAGACGTGCCGCGATGGCCGTGCTGGGCGCGGCTTTCATCGAGCGCGTCCAGCGCTTCGCCGGTGGCTTCGGATGGGTCGGGCCTTCACGGAACAGCCAGGAGTGGCTCCAGGAGTTCGGCCGCAACCCGCTCCTGTTCACGGTCGTCCACCGTATCGCGATGGACATCGGCGGCGTCGAGTGGTCGCTATACCGACACGATGCGAAGGACCCCAAGTTCCGCGGGCCAGTGGAGTACGACCATCCGCTCGCTCAGCTGCTGGCTCAGCCCAACGGCTGGAACACGGGCGAGGAGATGATGTATCTCATCGCGGCGTACCTCGACCTCCCCGGCGAAGCCTTCTTGCTGATCCTGCGCAGCCCCGACGGGATGCCTGCACAACTGCTCGCGCTCCCGCCGCACTGGGTGCTCGATCTGCCGCGCCCGGGCCGACCCTTTTACGTCATCGACATCAACGGCGTGCAGGAGCCGGTGCCACCCAGCGAGATCATCTGGCTCCAGAACCCCAACCCTCTGAACCCCTACGGTCGCGGCCTGGGGACAGCGGCCGCCCTCGACACGACGATCGAGCAGCACAAGCAGGGCAATCTCTGGAACCTCAACTTCCTGCGCCGGTCCGCGCGTCCAGACATCATCATCAGCGTCCCGGATGAAATGGATCAAGACGCTTGCGATCGGGCGCGTGAAAAGTGGCTCGCGGAGCACCAGAGCGCGAGTAACTCCTGGGCGCCCCACTTCCTCAACAGCGACTTCAAGGCGCAGATCCTCACGCAGACCGCGAAGGACATGGATTTCGTCGCGCTGCTGCGAAACGCGCGCGACACCGTCTTCCAGCTCTTCGGGGTGCCGCCCGAGATCCTGGGAATCGTCGAAAACAGCAACCGGGCCACGGCCGACGCCGCGATGTACATCTACGGTCTGCTGACGCTTACGCCGCGGCTGCGTCGCATCCGAGCGGGCTTGCAACGGCGACTCCTGCCGCTCTTCGGCGATCCGCTGCTCGTGCTCGACTTTCAGAGCCCGGTCCGCGAAACGATGGAGTTCAAGCTGCGGATGGCCGGTGAAGTCATCACGCGCTCCCTCGGCACTCGTGACGAGGCGCGCGCCATCATCGACATGGCACCGATGGGCGGCGACCTGGGGAACGAGGTCCTGCAGCCCGTCAACGTGGTGGCCTTCGGCCAGGACGGCTCGATGGTGAACGGCCCCAACCAGTCGCAGAAGCGGCTCGCGGAGTACACCGAGGTGGCGCTCGCCACGCTCAACGGCAACGGGAGAACTCACTGATGGGCGTACCAGTTACCTTCACAGCCTTCATCCGCGATGGCGGGATCGACGAGGTTCGCAACCGCGTCACCGCCCTGGTCAAGACGACCGAAACGGATCGACACCGGACCCTCTTCCTCCCAGAGGCCTTTGCGCGCACGCTGCCGGTCTGGCTGGGCTCGAACCCGATCTTCCTGTGGCAGCATCGCAGCGGGAAGGACGCGAACCCTGAGGACGCCCTGGGCCATGCCGTAGACGGACGCATCACGCAGGCCGGTCCCGAGGTCACGTTCCACTACGCGGTCGAGGTCAATCCCCAGGCTAAGCTTGTGTGGGACCTGGTGCTCGACCGCACGATCCGCGCGTTCTCCATCGGTGGCTGGATCATCGCGTCGGTGGACCGCCGCAGATCGCAGGCCGAGATCGACGCCCTGCCCGACTACGCGCGCAAGGCGCTGCTGTCCGGCGAGTGCGACGAGGTCGTCATCGAGATCGAGCTCGCGGAGATCTCGCAGGTCCT